AATTGATATAAAAAATGCACCACAATTGAATGTGATGCATTTGATGCGCTGAGCTTAAAGTAGGCAAATATGTTTGCTAATGGCTTGTTCTATCTTAGGCGGTTGAATTCCGATGTAGCGTTGGGTGATAGCTGCTGATGAGTGCTGTAGCAGATGGCGCACTAACTCAATGTCGCAGTCGTTATTTTTATAGATTTCAGTTGCATAAAACTTGCGGAAACTATGCGTACTGATGTTATCATAGCCTAAATAATCACATACGATTTTGAGTTGCTTTTGCACAGCTCTGTCTGATATGTCAAAGAGTTTGGCTTGGCTATTGATCCCATGGTCCGTTGCGTATCGCAGGATATAGTTATAGATGTCAGGTATAACGGTAAATGTTCTGACTTTGCCGGTCTTTTGCTCGCATATGTCAAGACGGTACCTGCTGCCATCTTTGATAATGTCTTTGATATGCAATTGCAATATGTCGGATATCCGCAATCCTAGATTTGCTTGCAAAACAAGGATAGTAGCTAGGCGTTCGTTTGGTTTGAAAGAATGTTTGTTCCAGACAAAGCCGCTTCGGATGGTTGATATGATGGTTTTGTATTGTTGCTGGTCCAAGGCTACTGTTTTTTTGTTCATGTGATCACTCCTTTTAAGTTCGTATTTTGCAAGTAGTTTAGTTCGTATAAATAGTATAGCACAGGATGTAAATGCTGTAAACTAAGGAAAGTTCGTTTTTTACATATTATACGAACTCTGCAAAAAGAGGGGGGGCGGGGGTTATAGGCGAGGGCGTCAGCCCTCTGCTCAGCCCCTCAAGGAACGAAAAAACAAAAAAGTGTCTTGCATCGGGAACGAATGATTGTAAGCATGAATTAATAGATGCAAAAAATCTTAAAAACAAAAAAAGGAGATGTAGTATGCAAGCTTTGAAAATTGCAACAATCATATTCAACATAGCGATGTTGTTGTGGATGATTGTGTTGGATTGCAAAGAAAAAAATACAGGCACAAGTGTAGGCTTCAAGATCTTGTCACTTGGCTTTGGTGGAACAATCGTATATTTGATCATGAATTAGCAGAAAGGAAAAGGTGATGAAATGAAAAAGAAATTGTTGGCGGTGTTATTGACAGTGGCATTAACCATGTCATTAACAGGATGTACGGAAGCGGAAAAAGTGTCAGAGAATGTCTCTCAGGAAGCAGATAACTTCAATGTGCTGCGGAGATTAGCGATAATCAATTCAAGAACGGACAAGGTAGAATTTGAACTCATCGGTGCATTTTCTCTCGAAGTGGAAAACAAGAATAAAATCAATGTGATCTGTGAAATGGAGGATGGATCATACAAAAAACATATCGTTGGCCTGAATCAGGAAACCATGTATGTAGTGGAAGATATTGGTGGTGCCAAAGTGAATAAGTACAAATATGAGGTCAATTATATTCCTGAATCTGTCGTTCCGTTCACTGTGACAAATAAGAAGTAGATAGTGTTAAGCATGACACGATAAACATGAATGCTAACCGGTGAAAATCGGTTAGTGGCATATAGTTCAGCGGTAGAGCGCTTGATTGTTAATCAAGATGTTGCAGGTTTGAGTCCTGCTATGCCTGTTCCCACTGGTTTGAATCCTCTCTTACAGTGGGATATTGTGGATCTAGATGCCAATCTAGTTTTTTATTACACCTTTTCCCTGTAGCAAGAGCAGTGAATGTGTGTCAAAAGCACAGCGGGGATTATTTGAAAAAAGGATATGGAGGAGGGTGGTACATACGATCGTAACAAAGCATGCCAAATATCGTATGAAACAGAGATGCGGTATTGGGAAGAACTCAATCAACAAAATGGCAAAGAAAGTGTATCAGTTAGGTGTGCGGCATGCAGAGACATCAGGAAATCTGCAAAAGTGGGTTGACAGTTTGTATTTTTACAATAAATCTGCCAATCAGATCCGGCTATATGGAGATATGGCATACATATTTCACAACCAGAAGTTGATTACGGTTATTAAGGTGCCGGAGAACCTTGTTCCTGACATCGTTGCAATTAGAAGATTCAAAGAAGAGAAAGACAGGAGAAAACATGAATCAGATCGAAGAACACAAAAAATTGGTTGAATTTCTGCATGATGTATATGTGCGGAAGAATCATGACTACGGAGACAGCTTTTCAAGATTATTTGGTAAATATGGGGTTACGGCAGCACTGGTCCGCATGGAAGATAAATGGAATCGATTGGAAAATCTTGCTGGCGGCGCAAAACAGAGAGTACTGGATGAGGGCCTCCGAGATACCTGTCTTGATCTGGCGAATTATTGTCTGATGACGGTAATGGAATTGGATCGAAGGAATGCGGCAGGAATCTATGAAGATAGAACAAATGAAGCCGATGCAAAACTCTCGACATATATGTCGGGAAGAGAAAAGGATTCAACAGATGAGGGCAAGGTTGTTTCAGACAAAGATTGCATTGAAGCTGTTACTGATCTTAATGATATTGTTGAAACTGGCACCGCTGAGATCACAATACCTGATAGACTTGAAAGGGAAAAGAAGTCGATTGATGAAGGTAAGGTGATGGCTCTTTATAAGGCAAAGTGGTCACAGAAAAAGATCGCTGATGAGATGGGATGCTCACAGTCGAGGATTTCACAGATTATTCGGGCGCAGAAAGGGTGATGTCGAAATTTATCGAACGAAAATGGTTCTTTGACAATTGAATATTGATGGTAGGTATGATACAATTTCTTTTATTAATTTACGAAGGAGGAGAAATTGCATGTCATATAATGATTTTATTGCACAATATCCATGTGTAGATTTGTTTTTAGAGTTCTTTGGAAAAATTGTACCAGTAGCAGTTGCAATTATAGCAATAATAGTTAATAACGCAAAATCAAGTAATCGTGATAAAAGAAATAAAAAAATTGACATGATTGTTCATTATGAAAATTTGCTTATTGATAAAATAAGTGAATTAGAAAATTCTTTAGATGGTTTACTTGATTCATTTATCAAAATCTTAAGAGCTCAAAAAAATAAGAAGAATATAAATAAACTTGAAGGAGAGTTTGATGCATATAATTTATCTAAAGAGAGAGTACAAAAGTGTAATATAGAATTGTATAATTTGAGCTTTTGTGCGTCTGAAATATTAAAAGAGAATGTAAATAGCAAAGATATTTCAGATGATATATCAGGAATTATAAAATCTATGGAAAATATATTAGAAAAGTATTTGCTTGGCGTCGAATTAGATGATGCATCCAATAATCAAAATATAGTGCAAGGAATACATCAAATAAGAGATGATATTATAGAGGTGAAATCTTGGTTATCAGTTGACATAAAAAGAATTATGGAAAATACATTTAATTTATTAATATAGTTATATACCAACCATCAATATTCAACAATGAATAGGTGGTTGGTATTTTTTATTTGTAGGAAATATATGCAGAGTTCCCATAATGGTATTGGAGCAGATTGCTAATCTGTCGGTCAGTTTATTCGGCTTGTGGGTTCAAGTCCCACACTCTGCGTTATGTCAACACTTGTGCAGAAACCAATGTCGGCAATGGAAGAACAGAAACTAGCTGTTGGCATTATCAATTTACTCTCGGCAAACGTCATTAGGGACGGTTCGAGAACGGTATAAAAAGTCCGTATGAACTGTACAAATACAGCAACAAAAGCAGTTCAAACCGTAAGTAGATGCTGTGAACTTGCGGTATCGGATAGTAGTTCAGTTGGGAGAATACTTAGTTCGCTAAGAGGTCATGGGTTCAAATCCTGTCTATCCGATTTATTTGGTCAATGGTACGCGGCAGATTTTAAGGAGGATGTATGTGCATGACAATTATCGAATATGCAGAAAAATTAGGATATAAACTTAATTCAGCGCAAATGATGCTTTTGAATAAAATGCAAGAAGCGAAAGAACATGATCTGCAACTGTTTATCTGTTGTCCACCTCGGTTAGGAAAAATGAAGATTGCAGATATAGTTGAAAAATACAATAAATAATACATTACCGGCTACAAACAGTTGTAGTCGCTAACCTGAAACAATTACAGGCAGATTTGCGAAGGCATCTCTGCTTTGATGGAGGTGTCTTTTTTATGTCAGAACAAAACAAGAAAATTATAGCAGGCCTGCATCGAAAAAACCTAACTAATATAAAATTTGCTAGCGCATTGCTTGATATGGCAATCGAGGAAAAGAAAGATGATCTGAATTTTGCATTGCAGCAGGCAAAGGAAGTACAGCAGATTGCGGCAAAGGAGAGTCGAAAGAAGAATAGCATTGAGTTCGCAACCCTGTATTGGAAAGCTACTCTGATGCTGGCACCGTATTTCTTTGAGGATTTTCTGTATTACATGGAAAAGGATCGGGCACCGGACAAGAGATTTTATATGCCACGCAGACGAACACTGAAAGTGGTAGTTGATGATTTGCAGGACTTGGAAGATGGCAAGTTGGATTTTTATGGGTTATCCATGCCCCCTCGTGTCGGCAAGTCCACAATATGCATTTTCTTCATGGCATGGGTAATGGGAAAGCGTCCCAATAGCCATAATGCGATGTCAGGACACAGTGGTATCTTGGCAGATGGATTTTATGGTGAAGCACTTAATCTTATGGAATTGGATGTACCGGAAGAAAAAAGACAGTATCATTTTCTGGATATATTCCCACAGACATTTTTGCAAAAGAAGTCAGCGGAAAAGAAAGAAGTGACTTTGAATGATCCGGATCGTTTTGCCACATTAACCTGTCGTGGTATTGATGGTACATGGACGGGTGCAGTTGATATTTCTTGGGACGGTTATCTGTATGTCGATGATATGGTCCGTGACAGGCAGGAGAGTTTGTCTCCGTCACGATTAGAGGGCAGATACCAGGATTATCTTAACTTGCTTGTTGATCGTAAGAATGACGGTACAAGAGAATTGATGGTAGGTACTAGATGGAATATTCTGGATCCGCTTGGCAAAGTAGAGAAACAGTACAAGGATAACCCACGATACCGTTTCAGAAAGATTCCAGCACTGAATGAGAATGGGGAGTCCAATTTTGTTTACGACTATGGCAAGGGATTTTCAACGGAATATTTCCTGAATGTGAAGAGTCGTTTGGATAAGAACGAATGGGAGGCGAAATATCAGCAACGCCCATTTGTGCGTGAGGGATTGCTTTTTGCAGAGGATGAATTGCAGACGTACAATGGCGTGTTACCGCCTGAGAGTAGTTTGATCCGTGTATTGGCTGCCTGTGATGTGGCTTGGGGCGGCGGTGACAGTTTGTCGATGCCGTTTGGGTACGAATATGATGACGGCTATATTTACATTCCGGATTGGATTTTTAACCGGGGGGATAAGACGGTAACACAGCCGATTGTGGTTGGAAAAACATTGTATCATAAACCGCAGATGGAACATTTTGAGGGAAATAACGGTGGTGATGAGTATGCGGACAAGATTGATGACATGCTCCAAAAGGAGGGATACAAATGCAGCATATCTTCCAGCAAGGCACCAAATACCATGAGCAAGCTGGCAAAGATCATTCAGTATGCACCAGATATAAAGAGAAGATGTAAATTCCTTGCAGCTAATAAGAGGGATAAAGAATATCATGATGCGATGGATGAGTTAAATATGTTTGTGCAAATTGGGAAGAACGATCATGATGATGCAGCAGATGGAATTACACAGTTAGTAATGCTTGCAAATGGGGCTACCATTTGTAAAGCGAATGTATCACAGAGAACATTTTAGGAGGGGTTCAGATGACGAAGGATATTTTGAAGCAGTATAGATTTTTATCGGAAGTGATCCGTAAGGACGAAGAGAAGCTGCAGCATTATAAAGATAATCCACCGGAGGCATATCTTGGAAAGGTGCAGTCTTCCAATAAGCAGTTTCCATATCAGAGAACCATGGTGACGGTGTGTGGCAGTGAGGTAAAGGACAGGAAATATTGGAAAGATAAACAGTATGAGTTGATCGTGAAACTGCATAATGAGCGAATCGAGTTGGAGAAGTTGCAGTTAGAGGTTGATATCTTCCTGACGACTATTTCTGACAGCAGGGATCGCTTGATCTTCGAGTATCTTTACCGGGACGGTATGACACAACAGGAAGTGGCTGACAAGCTGTATATGGATCGGAGTACGGTGTCGAAAGTGGTGGATAGGTATGTAGCTTAGAATGCGAGGTATGAGATTATGGGGGTATCTAAATTGTCAGATAAATGTCGTAAATGTCCAAAGTAAAATGAATGTAATCATAAGAAAATGGAAGCATTGGCTTATTTAGAACCATGCGGGCAATCTTCAGGAGTAAATGCAAGTCAGCCACTAGCAAGAGAAACAATGCAAATAAATGTGGGTGGTGTAATACAGATTGTTTATAAAGACGATATCGAAAAGGCTATTGAAAGAGAATTGTTCAAGGACAGATTTATGCAGTTTGGAGCATAGAAAGTAACTTTCACACAATTCACACTCAAATAATGCTAATTTGATAGTATGAAACAGTATCAAAGAGCCAGACGGTCTACAACCCGCCGCGGCTCTTTTTCTATGCATTTACATAATGCAATGCAGAAAGAGGTGGATTGTCGTGCAGTTTGGAAGAAAACAGATATTTACAGATATAACGCAGATCACGAAGGATAATGTTATAAAAGTGCTTCAGGATGCCTTGATTGTACATGAGCAAAACCGTACAGCAATTAAGTTCCTGCTGGATTATGAGCGTGGTATCCAACCGATTGATAATCGAATCAAAATGATTCGTCCGGAGATTAACATCAAGGTCAAGGACAATATGGCTGCGGAGATTACAGAGTTTAAGTTGGGGTACGAATGGGGATCGCCAATCCGATATGTACAGCGAGCCAACAAGGGAATCCGGGAAAATAACAAAGATGCGGACAATGTCGGTATTGCAATGCTCAATGAGATGATGGAGGAAGAAAACAAGCCATCTGCAGATCAGGAGCTGGCGAGGTTTATTGAAATCTGTGGAGTTGGATATCGGCTGATTAAGGCAAAGCCGGATCAGTATCGGTTTGGAAGTTCAGTTGTGGATATTCTGACGTTAAATCCAATGAGTACTTTTATCGTGTATTCCAATGATGTGTATCGCAGACCAATTATGGGCGTGTCATACATCACCGATCAGAGTGGAAATTCGACTTATGGTTGTTATACAGAGGATACCTATTATGAGGTCGAAAATATTATTAAGATGAATAAAGAAAAAAAGCGAGAAAGGTGGTTTGTGTCCAATGGAAATGGGAGAAAGAATATACCGGCGGCAATCCCTATTGTTGAGTATATCAACGATTATGACCGAATGGGATGTTTTGAGCGTGTAATTTCGGAGATTGACGCCTTAAATGTCGTAACATCGGACAGAGTGAATGATATTGTCCAGTGTGTGCAGTCATTGCTGTGGGTGCATAACGCGGAATTGCCAAAGGATGAGAATGGTAATTCCACCGTAAGAAACGGAGCATTAATCGAAACAAAGTCTACCGGCAATGGACATGATCCGAAAATGGCATATTTGTCGAAAGAAATGTCACAGGACGGGATCCAAACACTGATACAGAATTTTATTGATCGCATCCACGAGAAAACGAATGTGCCGGGACGGCAGGAGCAGGGCGGTGATTCTACTGGATCGGCAATGAATTTATCAAACGGATGGCAGGCAGCGGAGCTTTCTGCATTGAAAAAGTCACAGTTGACTAAGAAGTCAGAGAAAGAATGTATTCGCATTATGTTGGAGATTTTCAACAATGACGTGGATGTGCCGGAAGAGGTGCGAAATTTGAAACTCGCAGATATTGAACCGAAGTTTGATAGAAACAGGACCTACGATCTGGCAACGAAAGTCAATTCCTGGGCAACTTTGATTCAGAACGGCGCTGATCTACTCAAGGCAACAGAGCTGGCAGGCTTTACGACCGATGCACAGCAGTTTGTGCTGGACAGCGAGGAAATGGTCAATAAGCTTTTGGAAAGTAAATTGAAAGGATCAGAGCCTGTGGATACAGCATCGGAAGGTAAGGTTAATGATTCGGACGAACAGACAACAATGGATGGAAAGAATATGCCGGATATGTCAGATCAGCCGCAGGCAACTCCATTTGCCAATGCGTAGAGTGGAGGGATGAACGATGGGATTAACAAATTTTGATGAGTTAAATACTCTTTCAACAACCGAAACAACTAAGGATGACCGGCGGAAAGCCACCAGGAAGAAAATACCGATTCATGATTATTTCGAAAATATGCAGATCAGTGAGGAAGAGAAAGAAAAGCGTGTCCGTTTAGCAAATTTGCTGCTGGCGGATGTGCTTTTTTTATTTGCTTTATCCAGAAGAAATCGAGATACCCGGTACCTGTCGGAGACATTTCAGAAAAGATACCTTTCATCGGTGAAAAAGGTAACAGAGCCGGATCAGAAAATGCAGCGGTATATCAGGAAGGTATGTGACAGTATTGTCAAAACAACTTTAAAGAGTGGGCTGGATGATGGGAAGAAACAGGGAGAAGCCTTGACAGACAGCGATGCGATTAAGGTATCACAGGATTCTTATGCAGTTTCAATAGAACGCGCCACCAGTGTGGCAGAGAACGAAGCAAATGCGATTCTGAATGGAGAGGAATACAGCAATGCTGTGAAAAACGGTTGTACCAAGAAGAGGTGGAAGTCCTACCGGGATGAGAGAGTCCGGGCAGATCATGCGGATGTAGATGGACAGGTTGTCGATATCAGCCGCCCGTTTCGGGTTGGAAAATATATGATGATGTATCCAAAGGATGACTCTCTGGGAGCTGGTTTGGAAGAGATTGTGAACTGCCGGTGTTCGGTGGAGTATTTGTATTTAACGGGTGGATTTTTTGAAAAATATGAAAAAAGAATTCAGTCTGCAGAACAATATTATGATTCGATACGGAACAGAATCGATGATATAGAAAAAATATCGAATAATACGCATATATCATATACGGATGTTGAGATTGTAAAGAGACATGTTTTTTTAGAAAATCATATTTTGGATGATAATGTAGCTGTATTTGATGCAGATTACGATATGGCTGTTGCCTGGCAACGCTTAATTAACGGAACATATGAAGATAGAGATATTGTGCTTTTGAAGCATGAATTGCTTGAAAGTCAGGTGGAGAAAGAGTATAATTTAAATTATAGAGATGCACATAATATTGCACAGAAAAAATATCCTTGGAGTGATATAATTGACCAGATGTTTGGAGGTGAGGGTGAAGATGTGGACCTCGATAGAATTATTCAAGAAGAGCGAAGATAAAGTGGTGTATGCATTTGGAATTGATGAATTAGATGGAATTATGGAAATTGATTTGGTAAACATAGAAAATTCAAAGATCGTTTGTATGCCGTCAAATGGATTGGTAGATAGGAGAACCGCCAATAATGCATTTGGTCTTATGCTGTCTTTATCTCGACGGGGAGAATTCCCGTTAAAGGAAACATATGCAACTGGTTAAAAGAAAACATATGAAAAGGATGGTGGAAATGAGATTATATAACATATATTATCTATGTAATGCGTCTGTTGATGGCATAAGGAACCTGAACTACAAACAGAATCACTATGCTAACGGAAAGAGTGACTACACATTGGAGAACTGGAAAGGTGCTGTTCAATCATATGATGTCATTCGGAAAATACCTTTTTTGAGCAATGAGGTGAAGGAACTTATTGATAACGTTCCAGCGTATGTGTATTCAGATGCAATCCCTAAGGTAAACAACGAAACTGCTGAGATTGTAAAACAATCCAATGTCAAGCTGTTAGCCAAATTAGAAGCTATTATAGAATTGTATCAATCTATGGATGCAGGGGAATCACAAGAGGGAGTTGATATTAAAATACCGGCTTGTTCTACATTGGATGAGTACATCGGGTATTTGAAAGATATAAACTTTATTTTGAATCAATGTCCCATGATTGCAAATAGCAGCGAACAGGTTGTGTTCAATACCGTTGATGTTGGCTCTATGTGGTTGTCGTTGTTGGTGAAAGGAGCAGTTGGTTCTCATATCATATTGAATATATTGGCAAAGCTATCAGAGGTTTCTATAAAATTTTTATCTGATTATAGAGTTCTGAAAATGCAAGATGAATATCTTGTTGCAATGCGTCAGAAAAATGAGATTGGTGAGGAAGTGTTAGACACATTTAAGAAACTGAAAGAGACAATGATGGACGAAAAAGTGTCAGAGTTTGAAAAAGAATGTGATACCAAAATTACAGATCCGGAAGAAAGAGACAGAACGGCTAGAACAATTGAAAAATTGGCGATATTGGTTGATAAGGGTGTAGAAATTTATTCTTCAATAGAAACGCCCGATGAGATTAAAGTAATGTTTCCGTTTACAGAAAATGCACCTCTTTTGCCGGAGGGATTACAAAAACTGATTGAAGCGAAGGAAGAAAACGATAGATAGTAACGATATGGGGAAATAACAAAAGAGCCTTTGAGCAATGTCATTAAGTTAAGAATTTTGACATCCTCCTTGCAATCAAGATGTTCTTAATTACAAGGGTCGCTTTCGCTACCTCATTATCATTCAATAGCGAAAGCAGCCGCACATTTCGAATCATATGTCAAGCATTTATTACAAAATAAAAAGACCCCAGCATCATTTCTGATGCTAAGATCTTGATTGGTCATCTTAACTTAATGACATTGGCCTTTGAGGCTCTTTTTTATTTGTGGTTAATTATTTTGCATGACTCTGCCATACGGAGCGTCTATTACTTGATAGACTATCGACTTCTTGAACTAAAGTATAACATCGTCGTTCATAATGTGGTTTTAATATTTTATATTTCGACACATATCGAAATTTTAACTCATTGATATAATAGTTGACCAATTTGAGAATTTCTTCTTTAGCACATTCATTCTCATCGTCATCTGCATATGGATCATAATCTTGCGTCCACATAGGAGGCATATCAACTGTATTTTCATTTTCTTCAGTATTATCTGCAGCAAATAAATATATGTATTTACACCCAACTTTTTCTGCAATCTCCAATAAATGAGGAACAATGATTTCCCAGAAGATATATACACCAAGCTTGAAGTCTAATTGGATTTCTGATTTGTATTCTTTGTTTCTACCGAGAAATTTAATATCAATTGCAGGAAATGTTTCGTGTACCTGCTGGATATGATCTCCCTCTCCAGTTTTTGACAACGCTTCTCTTTTTTCCTCCAATAGTTGAACTTTATCTTCTGCCAAACTAAACAGCTGTGATACTCTATCTGGTTCATTAACAACTTCCCATAATTTGTTCATTGATTCGTTTAATTGTTCGTTTGCATTTTCTTCATCTGCTTTGCTTAAATTCTTTTCTTTCAATTTCAGCAAAGCATCGACATATTTATCAAAAGGTTCCTTTTCAGCCTGACTTAAATTCCAGCTGTTAAGGTCACTAAATAATATTCCACAATTTAGCGCAAAAAAGAACACTATCTCTTTTGTCTTCTGATCTCGAACTAAAAATACTTTTGTATTTCTAGTGCAATCATCATCCCAAGCATTATGTGTCAAATAATAGGAAATTTTCTCGCCTTTTGTAGCTTGGACAAAAGCCTTGATATCTTTTTGGTTTTCATTCGTTTTTCTTAATGGTTCTGTTTTTAACCTTTTAAACAGAAATTTTTTTTGTTCCTCAATTGATAATTTCTTCATTGCATCTCTCCGTAAATAAATAATCCCACAGGCGCTTTATCCTGTGGGATAGATGTTATACCAAAACAACACCTTTTCTTCTAAGAAATTCTCGTGTAGCATCAGCTTTCATTGCTGCCAAACTCATCTTTTTATTTCCAGCTTCACCAGCAGCTAGTCCCCTGCGTGCCTGAAGCCAAGAATGTTCTGCATGCGACAATGTACTTAGTTGCCAGGCATCATATTTATCATACCTTTTATAAACTGACTCTACTAGCTTTTTCGCTGAATCGCACAATTCTTTATATGATCCATTGAACATATGCCCCGTCAAATATTCGTTTCTAACATTTACAAGGACGGGTCCATATTTCCACGCCTCAAAATCATCATTAAACAGAGGGCTTCCAGAGATCATCAAAGACTCCCGTTGCGAAAAGTACATCATTTTATGCATCTTCATTTGATCCATAGTGCAACCATGTTTTTTTACATGTAAGTCATTCAAATATTTGGCTACAGCTAAAGTTTGTGTCATATAATCTCCTCCTCTCCATATTTGTCATTGTATTAGTATACTACTTTCATTTATATTATACAATATTTTTTGGCTTTTGTTTGTAAAAAATTCAGCAGACGCATGTTTTTTAGTAAAAAGGGCTTGACTTTTGTGTCACCATAATTTATTATTTATGTGTCACCAAAAGAAAGGAGGGAATAAATGTCACCAAGGACAGGAAGACCAACATCTGAACCTAAGAAACATGAAACTAGAATACGAATGTCAGACAGGGACATTGAAAAACTAGAATTTTGTTGTAAAGAAACTGGTATGACGAAAGCGGATGTTATTAGAAAAGGAATAGAGATGGTCTATAAAGAGTTAAAAAAATAAGAAGTTGCACCGCTACCAACGAACACAACTTCTTATAACTCAAAAACTCCAAAAGGAATTTGATAAATCTATCATATCATCTTTCTTTTGGAAATGCAAACTAAATGAAAGGAGATATAATTTAATGCAGGAAGTATCAGAAGTAACAATGCAGACACCAATAGAGATTGCTTTAGGTGTCGATAAGAATGGAATGACAACAGCGAGAAAGCTATATCAGTTTTTGGAATTGAAGCCAGCAAATTTTTCTCATTGGTGCAGAAGAAATATTACAAATAATGAATTTGCAGAGGAAAATATTGATTTTATCCGTTTCGTTTTTAAAGACGAGACGCCGACAGGTGGAAAAGTAGAGCGAGTAGATTTTAAATTAACATCTAAATTTGCTCGTAAATTATCTATGACACAGAAGAATCATAAAGGTGAAATTGCAAGAGATTATTTTACTACTTTGGAAGATAAGAAAAAAGAAGAAGTCATAAATCGTAGCAAATTATCTCCACAGATGCAAATGTTATATGCAATGATGGATGAGCAGGCAAAACAGGAATTGGAACAGCAGAGGATAAAAGAGAAGCAGGAAAAAATTGAGAAGAAATTGGATGTTGTCGTTGCTACATATGAGAAGAATGACAGTTCAGATGATTTCAAACAGTGGTGTAAAAACTGTGCGGGGAAGATTGCCAAATCTCCAAAGTTAGAATCATTGTCGAATAGGGAAGTGTTTGGCGTTATATGGAACGAAAGTTATCAGCGCTTGACCGAGAAAAGACCATGTAACCTCAAAACGAGATTAACAAATGAAAGAGGCAAGGCTTTTGAAAGAGGAAAATCGTCATCATGGATTAAGCAGCATATAACATATTTAAGTATAATAGCTGATGATAAAGACTTGAAGCCAGCGTACGAAAGTGTTATGCGGGAAATGATGATGGCATACTGTGTGGAATAGCAAAGATCCAGGGATAATAAGGAGCAATATTATGAACAAATCAGAAGAAAAGGTTTTGGAAGCGAGTGTTTTACTGGAAAGGGCAAGGGTATTATCAGCAATCTTGACGAGACAGTATTTTGGACAGGATGTAGCGACACCTGCAGATTTATGGAAAATTTCGGGATATTTTTTTGATGATGCAAAGGTGGTTGCAGAAACCATTACTGATATGGTGGAAGATGCGGGGAAACTGTTGAATCAAGCACTTTAACGAGACTTTTGGAAAGCCACAACGCTGATGGTAGCGTAGGAATATTGGAGTGATACAAAAGAGGAGTAGATGGTCTCGCCCAAATATGGGGGCAAGGTATCTGCTCCTTTAAGATATCTCATAAAAAATACTATCACTGCATGGAAGCGATGTCAAATATATGTATGGAAAAAACAGACTTTCACACAATTCACATTTCCCGTATGTTATATTTGATACAAGGAGAAATCCGAGAAAAACACAACATGATCAAAGAAAGGCGTTTATCTTGTAGAAGAGATAAGCGTCTTTTTGTGTGCGCTAGAGAAAGCGCAATACAAATTTCACGGACAATCAGAAATCAGAGAAGATTTTAAAACGCAATGATGATCAGAGAAGATCTGAAAACGCAGAAATGAGGTAGTGATATGAGAAAGAAAGAGTTTATCCCGATGAATTTACAGTTATTTGCAGAACCTCCGGCAAGCGGTGACGGTGATGGCGGAAACGAACCTACAACAGGTGGAAAGTCAGGCGAAGGATCGAATAAAACAGATCCGGATAACGATGACGACAATGATGTCAGCCTTGCAGAACAGGTGGCACAGCTTAAGGTGCAGAATGCAAAACTGAAAAAGGCAAACGACAAGGCAACAAGTGAAGCGGCAAGCTACAAAAAGCAGTTGCGTGAGAAGCAGACTGCGGAGGAGATTGCTTTGCAGGAAAAGGCAGAGAAAGAAGCCGAGAGGGAGGAACAGTTTCAGAAGCTGCTTCGTGAAAATACAATTACAAAGTTTGAGAAGAATTTCCTTGCACTTGGATATCCTGCGGATCTGGCTGCAAAGGCTGCGGCAGCACAGTGTGATAACGACACGGATGAGCTTTTCAGCATTCAGCAGACTTTTATCGAGGCAAAGGAAAAAGCAATGAAAGCCGACTGGATGAAGTCTATGCCGAAACCACCGGCGGGAAATGATGACTGCCCGGTATCAAAGGAGCAGTTTAGAAAGATGAAGTATTCCGAGCGTGTTGCTTTCAAGCAGAAGTACCCGGAAATGTACAAGGAATATGTAAAATAATTGCATGAGATTATGGAGGTAAAAGATTATGCCAATGACGAAATTAGCAAATTTAGTAGATCCTGAAGTTATGGCAGATATGGTGTCAGCCACTCTGCTAAAGAAGATTAAGTTTACACCGATTGCCCATATTGATACAACTTTAGTTGGTCAGCCTGGCGATACGATCACGGTACCAAAGTATGCATACATTGGGGATGCCGAAGACATTGCCGAGGGTGTTGCTATGGGAACCACGGTTCTGACAGCATCTACCACAAAGGCAACGGTAAAGAAAGCCGGTAAAGGTGTGGAGATTACAGATGAATCTGTACTTTCCGGTTATGGAGATCCGTTAGGTAATGCAACGGATCAGCTTGCAAAGTCGATTGCAGCAAAAATGGATAATGATGGTTATGATGCCTTATGTACTGCAAAATTGGTATATGATGGTACAGAGAAAGCGATTGCTTACAATGGAATTGTGGATGCAGATGCGAAGTTTGGCGATGAATCTGACGATGCATTGGAGAAGATTCTATTTATCAATCCGGATCAGGAAGCAACTCTGCGTAAGGATGCAGACTTTATGGATAAAAACAAATATCCACTGGACGTAGTTATGAACGGAACCATTGGAAAGATTGCAGGCTGCCAGGTCGTGAAATCTAAGAAGGTTAAAGTTGTCAAATATGAAAAGGACAATGATGCCGGTACAATTACGATTGTTGAAGATGAAACTGCAGAGTCAGGAACTAATAAGCATCTTGCAACTATTGCAGTAAATTGCATTGATAAGCTGGCAGTTGGCGATAAGGTCAAAGCGGTAGATACGGATTTCTATGCCTGCCCGATTGTAGTTGTGGATACGGAAGATCCAAACGAAGATCCGGATGCCGATGGTGTAGATGTCAGCGAAGCAGCTCTGACATATTACATGAAGCGTGACATTATGATCGAGGACGATCGTGACATTCTGAAAAAGACAACGGTTATCACTGCTGACAAGCATTATACTGCGGTACTTTCGAATGAATCTAAGGTAGTTCTTGCAAAATTTAAGGCGTGAGTGGAGGTTGATTATGGGAATGTTACTTCGGAGATACCATAAAGGGGATGGTGGAATGCCATCTCCTGTTGATGCGATTGTAGAAGAAAATGAAACTGTAGATGTTGATGTAGAAAAGAAGAAGCCGGGCAGAAAACCAAAGGCTACTACAGAGGAAAAGGAGTAGGTTATGGCTGATGAAGAGAAGGATGTTCTGACAGAAGAAACGCTGATCAATGAGATTCTGTCGGAATTGAAAATTGAATTGGAAGTAGAATCTGAGCAGGATATTCTTCTCTTGCAGTCAAAGATCAAGGGAGCAGTGCGGGAGGTAAAGCAGAAACGCAATTATGCAGGACGCTACACGGAGGAATATGTGATCAACGACCTGCAGAACTACTTTTCCAATATCAAGAATCTAGCCATGTATGATTATGGCATGATTGGCGGTGAATTTCAGAAATCCAATTCGGACAATGGAATTTCCGTCAGCATGGAAAGTAGAGAAAATGTTTTTGCAGGAGTAGTACCAATCGCGCAGGTCTATTAGAGAATCAAGTGGTACGCTTGGCGATTCCTTAGAATCTCTCCTTATGTCAAGCAGGGCGGTATCTATGTGGAGGCTGGGAGCGATACCAATTATGGGGAGAGATGTTTATGCGAAAGCAGTTAAAGAGAAATAAGCGCAAAATGTATTATGCGCTGTATGATAAGCAGATGCCGGTAGGCGATGACGTGCTGGAGTGTAAAGCCGGATACAAGAAGCCAGTGGCATTCCGGGCAAGCCTTAGTACGGGACAGAGCAATGCACAGGAGAATCCATTTGGAACATCGGTGGATTATGATCGCATTATCTGTAGTACAGATATGGGGTTGCCGATCACGGAAACAACGCTTTTATGGATTGGAAAGGAGCCGTTATATCTTGATGACGGTTCTGTTGATCCGTCCAGTGCAAATTATAAGGTGGCGGCACATCCGTTGGATGGAATGCAAAGTCTGCGTATTGCCGTGAAGCTGATTGCACAGAGTGTTGTGGAAGATATGGAACAGGAGACAGAGAACACTACAGAAGAGCCGGAGCAGGATACGGGTAGTGATTTAGAGGATTGGTAAAAACTACAAAATGTTTTAATGAATATCGAATTATGTCGAAAAATGCATTACAAAAACGTTTTCTTTGTTATATAATGATGAAAAGGAAGTGATGCATGTGAGAAGAATAAAAAATGTAAAAAAAGCTGTAATAAAATATGTTCAAAGTGAAATGCAGGAATTAAAATCTATAAGATGGGGGGCAGAAGCGATAAAGACATTAATTATTGCGGCAATTACGACAAGTATACTATATGGTATAAGAAAGCAGTCGGTGGGAGAAATGACTGGAGATGCATTGGAAAAATATATGTGCAATAAAGTGATAGAATTATGTGAAAAAAAGTTAGAAGCTAAAAATGTTAAAGTAGAAATACGTATGCAGGAGAATTTAGGCATTTATCAGATAGTAGAGTGATAGTTGGATTTGGAAGTTACAATACAAAATCAACAGAAAAAGAAGGCAGAGTGATTGTTTTCTTTAAAAAGAAAGAAAAAAGTTTATTAAATGATATTTTGGGAATTGAACCTTCATATACTATATCATCTGCATATTTTCATGCGTCTGAGGCAGAAAAAGATTATTTAAATTATGTATCTTTAGAAAATGAAGATTATGATAATGACGGAAAAAATGAAATCATGTTACAGTTAAGAAGTAATTTTGCAGATAGAATTGATAATGTATATTTATTATTTGCATATCATGATAATAAATGGAAACTTGTGGAAAACGATACTAGAAAAATGTTAAAGTTAGTAAGCAAATCTACGAAAGATAAAAGGGGAGCATGTATCATAAATCTTGATAAGGATAGACAAGATGGAATAAAAAAGAAAGTTAATATAAATTTACACATTGATAAATATGAATTTACTGATGTGATGAATAAGACTAAAAAATATGACATTTATGGATTATATAATGATGGATGCCTTATGCAATCCCAAAATCCATTAACTGGTGGTTGCGAATTTTGCTATAAAATTTCATATGGAATAAGTGGGTCATTTGATACAGGGGTATTATACATGATGCAACAATTTAAAAAAGGTAAATTATCATTTGAAAATAATTGGAATAATGGTTATCCAATGATTACTGATGACAAATTTGATTTTGAAAAAAATAGTTGGAAATATTGGGGATATGATGGTAATATTGATGGGAATGTTTTTTATGGATTACAGTAGTAAGAGGGAAACTTTATGCCAACACAAATAAATTTTACCTACGACAGCCTATCATCTATTGACGCTGCCATTAAAGAAATGCAGGCATATCAGGAACAGCTTACACATAAATGCCGTATTCTTGCCCAGCGTGTGGCGGAGATTGGTGTGGAGATTGCCAGAGTGAACATTGCTGATTTTGACGCAATATACAGTGGAGAGTTATTGTCGAGCATTAAAGCTGAATACAACGGAAGTACACCAAACGGAGCCTCATGGATGGTTGTTACAGACTGTCCATGGGCTTTTTATGTTGAGTTCGGTACCGGAATTGTTGGTGCGAATAGTCCACACCCTGATACAAGCATTGCTAATTGGAAATATGACATCAATCAGCATGGAGATATGGGATGGTATTACTTCAAAGATGGCGATTGGCATTGGACAAAAGGTATGACGAGCAGACCATTTATGTACCAGACCGGTATGGATCTGCGGGAAAGAATAGAGGAGATAGCGAGGGAGGTGTTTGCCGGTGCTTAGCGTATGGAACAAGGTTAATAAGCGTATGATGCAGAGGCTGAAAACAGATCCGGATGCACCGTATCCGAAGTTGTATCTGACTTCTACGGATTCATCCAGTGCACCGACACAGTTTCCGTGTTTGTATATCAAATCGCTTGGAGAACCCACAGCAGGCAGAGACTTCCAGAATACGCAGTGCTACATCACATCCACGATCGAGTTACATGCGTATTCGGCAGCATCGCCAAATGGATCGCAGACAGAAGCGAGAAAGATCATGGATGCGGCAGGAAATGTGATGCTTAGCATGGGGTATGATCTGATTGCTGGTCCGTACCCAGATAACCGGGAGTATTTCCGGATCATTGCAAGATTTCGCAGGATTGTAGGGGACGGCGATGAGTTGTAAAAAAAAAATATGGAATAAGAAGATCATTGATCTTTTTATGATAGAAACAGTAAATGAAAGGACTTCGAGATTTCGAGGTTCTTTTTGTTTTCCAAAAAAAGGAGGAAAAGAAGATGGATTTATCTACGATTGGCGTAAAATTTGGATGGGCTGTTGAGGAGACAGCTGGAACCAAGCCAAAGGCATTTACTTGGATCAAGCGATGCAGCAAGATTGCCGGTATCAATGTCACCAAAGATAAGATCGATGTATCCTGTTTTGAGGATAAGATCAAACAGTACATTGCTGGTGTTGGTGACACTGGTGGAGACTGGAATCTTAACTTCAACGGGTCGACAGATTTTGTTACGGCTTGGAATGCATTATTAGATGCATCTTTGGAAGGTAAGGCGGCAGGAAAAGCTACATGGGCAGACATTTATATCCCCGGCTTTGGTTCTTATTTTCTTAAGTTTGAACCGGGAGAGATTCCTATGCCGGATTTAGAACCTGGTAGTAAATTGGATATCCAGATTTCCAATGTCATCAATGAGTACGATGGACTTGGAGAATCTATTGAGCCAGTGGCAGCCTAAGCAGTTGCTAGAGCAACATGATTTTTTTTTGAGGGGGACAAATCAGTGTCCCCTTTCATGAGAAAGAAAAGGAGAGATTTGATATGAACATTACAGTGAATGGTAAAGAGTATATTTTGGAATATACATTTGAAGCAGCAGAGTGTCATGAGTGTATTGATGCAGCAATGGATATTTTTGGCGGTATGATGACAGCAAAGATTGACAGTAAACATTCGGAAGAGATGCAGGTGAGGGATTTTCTGATGAGTCTTTCAGATCTACCAAGAATGGCAATGGACATGTTTTATGCTGGTTTACTGGAAAATCACGGAACGGGCCCAGATGGAGACGGAACAATTACAAGTCGTGCAGATGCGAGATGTTTGTATAAACAGTTTTGCAAGGAAAATCCTGAAGATGAAAGAGCAACATCTTACTATGCTCTTTGTACTTCTATTGCAGAGCAGATGGAGAAAGATGGTTTTTTCAAGCGAACCGGAATGGAAGACATTCTGGAGAACATGGAGAGTCTGGTCAAGAGCAAACAGAAGAAACAGCCGAAGAAACCGATGGATCATCAGCGGAAGAAGCCAACCAAAGCGCAGAAAGCAGCAATGGAAGCGAGAGCGGAGGGCAAAGAAAACGATTTTCAGAGCTGATTTGGGAAGAATTTCTGCCAAAAGCTTTGCTGTATGGCTGTCCGTATGACCTGTTTTGGCACCTGAATCCTACCAAGCTGACGGCATTTCGTAAAGCATACGAAGAGAGATTGCAACAGAAGGAAGATGCAATGTGGCGAAATGGTCTGTACACAATGCGTGCCATCAATGCTTGCTTTGGAGGGAAATACCCTGAGAAACCGCTTTTTGAAGTTGGAGAAAGCAAGGAATCCTCCGAACGACAAGAGCATGATGGTTATACTGAACAAGAAATTAAAGAAGCTAGAGAAGCTTTGGTCATGCAATTACAAATCATGGAAGGACAGCAGCGGAGAGCAAAGCGTAAAAAAGAGTTATTTGAGCATTAAGTGGAGAGCAGCCCAATATGGGTTGCTCTCTTTTCTTTTACCGTAGGAGGTGCAGAATGGCAGCAATAGATAGTTTGAACATTAAGGTAGATGCGTCTGCTCGAAGTGCCAACGAACAGTTGGATAAGCTTGTAAAGAAGATGATGGAGTTACGCCGTACATTGGGCGGTCTTAATGCCAATGAACTTAACGCATTTGCGAGCGGTATGAGCCATTTTACCAAAGCAGCACAGGCATTGAGTGGCGTGAAAACTTCTGATTTTACGAAACTTGCAAAAGGCTTGGATAAGTTAGCAGATGCTAGAAAGTTGGAGAATACAGCACAATCTGTGGAAAAGTCAGCGGGCTCTTTGCAGGAATCTGTATCAATGGCACAAAAGGCACTGGGCTCCGGACTGAAATTTGATAGTAAGGGTATTCAGAATGTAAAGAAATCTGTCCAGTCCTTGGCAAATGAATTTTCTAGTGCAGGTACCGGTAATGCATTATCTAACAATTTGTCAGAAATTGAGAAAGAGGCAGATAAACTACGCAACAAACTGGATCAATTAAGCGAAAAAGAGCAGAAAGCATTAGCAGTTGGAAACTCGTCACCAGAGAATAAAACATTCCGTAGTTTACAGTATGATATAGCTGTTTCTTTGAATAAATTATCAGAATTGGAACAGAAGATCTCACAGATGAAAACTCACAAGGTGCAGGATTTAGCATCCATTCCTATCATTCGCTCGGATGCTGGAAACGGATTTTCCGAAACAAAAGCTGTGGCCAAAACAATGCTAAATACGGGACGTGTGCCAAAAAGTGCTAAATATTCGGTAGATGCTTCGGCAGAGTCTTTGAAAGAGTCGCTAGAACAGGTGAATCGTGCAGAAAGTGCAGTACAAGGCTTTGCGGGAAAAATAGCAGAGGCGAAAGCTCAGCTTGCAAGTATTGAAAAAAGTGGGAAGAGTTTAGGAACTGATGAGTGGGATGAGGCATATATGGCATTACAGAAAGTAGTTAAAGAAGCCAAAGTATACAAAGCTGCCTTAAATGAGAGGGCAAATGGATTAGAGACAGATATTAAATCAACGGACAGCTTAGATGTAAAACTCCAAAAATTAAAAGTAGATCTCAAACAACTTAAAGCGGATGGTTTTGGATTTGGTGATAAGGCTTTCGATGAGACTTACAGGGAAATCTTAAAGACCGATAGTGCCTTGAAAAAGTATAAGACAGATTTGAAAGAATCTGTCAGTGGTGAACAGAATCTTAGTACATTCGATAGAGTGAAACAGGGTTTTCATTCCATTTGGACAGAATCTCAACAGGCAGGAAATTCTGCATCTAGTTTTGGTAGTAAGTTGAGAAATCTTATGTCCTCATTGCGTGGAAATGCTGTGTCTGCGTTTGGAAGTCGTCTCAAAGCGTTGATTCCAATCTTTCATGGGACTACTAGCTCTACGGGAAATCTGATCAGCAAATTGGCTAAGCTGTATGTTGGATTCCGCTCTCTTCGAGGGATTGGTGAATTTTTGCGTGGTGCCGTAGAATCATCCATGGATTACATTGAAGAATTTAATTATTTTGATACCACAATGGGGAAGATTGCTTCTGAATGGGGCAAGGAATACAAGAAATATGGTTACCAAAATGCAGAGGAATACGGAGAATCCTTTAAAAATCGTTTGACGCAAACAATGGGGAAAATGACCGGGTTTCAGATTGAAAACGATGGAACTTTGTCTGATCTTGGAAAAAAGAATCTTGGACTGGATCCGACACAAATGACCAACTATGCTGGCAGTGTAGCGCAGGTGACAAATTCAGTTGGAATGACAGGAGAAGCATCTGTGGTAACATCCGAAGCTTTATCTATGCTTGCCGGAGATATGTCTTCCTTCAAAAATCTTGATATGGATACAGTTATGAATAACTTTTCATCGGGATTACTGGGGCAGTCTAGGGCATTGTATAAGTTTGGTCTTGATACATCAAATGCAACATTAAAACAGTACGCCCTTGCAAACGGAATCAAAAAGAATGTTTCGGCTATGTCACAGTCGGAAAAAATGCAGCTTCGTATGATAGCTATTTTGGATCAATCCAAGGTATCATGGGGAGACCTTGCAAAAACCATTAATTCGCCATCAAATCAGTTACGCTTATTGAATAATAATTTTAGATCGTTATCGAGAACAATAGGTGCTATAGTGTTGCCTGCAGTGGCAAAGATACTGCCATATATCAATGGACTGGTTATTGCCATTCGCAGACTTTTTGAGTGGACAGCATCCATGCTTGGAGTCGATTTAAGTAAAGTGATTGGCTCTTCCGGGGGTGGCTATTCAGATGCCTTTGATGGACTGGAAGATTCTGCTGACGATGCTAAGGATGCCGTTGATGATACATCAGATTCTGTTAAGAAACTGTCCAAGCAGCTCATGGGATTTGACGAGCTTAATGTGATCAATACTAATTCTGATAATACAAAAAAGGATGATGATAAGAATAGTAAGCCTATCGATCTTACCAGTCAATTGTCTAATGCTTTAGCTGATTACAAGACTGTTTGGGATAAGGCTTATAAAAATATGACAAATGATGCAGAAAAATTTGCCGATAAGTTGACTAAGTTATTTAAAAAAGCTTGGAAGTCGGGGAATGGTACAGACATTGGCTCTGCCATTGCTGGCTGGCTCAATAAGGGGATTTCATGGGTCAACGACAATGTGGACCAGTTTGCAAAAGGGGCGAAAAAGGTTGCCAAATTGCTTGCAACTGCTATCAATGGGTTTGTAGCTAAACTTGATTGGGCAGGACTTGGTAGTGCTATTGGAAAATCCATGAAAGCGGCAATTGAAGCAGAAACAACATTCTTTTCGACAGTAAATTGGTTGAATCTTGGCAAAGCTATTGCCACAACACTTAATGCTTGGATCGATACCGGTGTTATTCAATCGTATCTCAAGGGCACGGCCACCAAAATAAGAGCAGCTATTGAACTGGCTTTCGGAGCTATAAAAACATTTCATTTCAGTAGTCTTGGCACTGCCTTGGGACAGGGGATTAATGATGCGTTTGCAGTCATGAATAAAGTCAACAAAAAAACTGGATTAAATGGTTGGCAGGAGCTTGGTCAGACTATTTCTGGGGGGATTTCTGGAATCCTTACATCCATCTCAACGGCACTGAGTACTGTGAAGTGGGATAGTGTGGGGCAAGCAATTGCAACTGCAATTGGTTCTATTGATTTTAAAGGAATTGTGTGGAATCTTGGGGATGTTGCCATAAAAATATTAGGGGCACTTGCGGAAGCGATAAAAGGTGCTTTTGCACAATCTCCAGTCGAAACAGCAATTGTTACTGCGTTAGGTTTTATTAAGCTTTCAACGCTTACCACAAAATCAATGGAGAAGGCAGCAACTAAAATATTGAAAGTGCTTGGTATTTCCTTAGAAAAAGATGAGACAGCATTAACAGTATTAGGCGGCAAAATAAAAGGTGCTATAGAAATAGCATTAGGCAAAGTGAAGGACTTCGGAATGAATTATGTCAAGCCATTGGCGGGGAAAATAATGGGTAAAATTGCAACTGCAGTTGGAGCTGAAACAGCTACAGTGAGTGGAATCGCAAGTGCAATTGGAACTGGAATTACAACTGCCTTTGCACAAGTTCCAGCGCTTATGACAGGAAGTCTTTCTGGGCTAGCGACCGCAGGCGCAGCGGCAACAGCGGCAACAGTGGCAACAACGCTTGTAGCAGCAGTAGCGGCGGTTGGTATTGGTGCAAAGATTGGAAAATCCATCGGCGATGAACTTGTTTCTGAAGATATGAAACAATATCAGGTTGATTGGAAGTTTTCAGATTTTATTCATTTTACCGATGATGATTGGTCAGATTTCTGGTCAGCGTTTGCTGATTGGTGGGTAGATGTGCAGGATTGGTGGGGAAATAAGGCATTAGCGATTAAAACAACTTTTGGAGATTGGAAAAAGAGTATTTCCGGTTGGTGGAACGGTGTTAAGGCTTGGTGGGGTGATAAGTATGTGACTCTTAAAGCTGCCGTACAGGAAAAAGTAGATGGGGCGTTGGACAAGGTAAAAGGTGCTTGGAACGCTATTAAGGATAAAGTATCTACATTGACAGCAGATGCCAAGGAAAAGGCAGCAGGGGCATTAGCAGCACTTAAATCCCGTTGGACGGCCATTAAGGATAGCAAAGCTGTTAAGACACTTGAGCAGACAGGCAAGGATATCATTGATAAGGCGAAGAAGTCTTGGGATGCTATCAAATCTGGACAGGCAACAAAGACCTTGAAGGAGAAAGGTAAGAGCGCAATCGAAAAGGTGTCTAGGATTTGGAATAAAATCAAGGACAGAGAAGTAACCCAGACTCTCAAGCAGGAAGGTACGAAAGCATTTAATAAAGTCAAAAAAGCTTGGGATAGCTTGACTGATAAGAAAATTTCAGTCAGTCTCATTACGGATGCTGTGAAAAGTGGAATAAAATTGATCATTGATTGGATCAATAAGTATATTATCGGTGCGATCAATAAGATCAAGGTTTCGATTCCTAAGTGGGTTCCTAAAATTGGAGGTAAAGATTTTGGTTTTAACTTAAAAACGATAGCAATGCCTAAATTTGCCACGGGTGGATTTCCGGAGCAGGGCCAGTACTTTTTGGCACGAGAGAAAGGACCGGAGCTTGTAGGTACGATTGGAAATAAGACTGCTGTAGCCAACAACAATCAAATTGTACAATCCGTGTCAGATGGCGTATTTAATGCTCTTAATCCTGTGCTTACTCAAGTGTGTAATGCTATCAACTCTATGGGTAATGGATCAAGTGGACAACCTTTGTATGTGGAGGGAGTATCAGATGGAGATATCGTGCGTATAACCACCAAGGCGAATACCGATCATAAAAATCGATTCGGAAAACCGCTGTATATCTAGAAAAATTTGTCATATTGTATCGTGGTGTGGTACAATATGGCAAAATTCTTTTTGGATAAATTCGTGTGGTAAGAGAAGAAAATTCTAATTTCTTTCTGTATGTGAGTGCTAAATACTATGAAATTATGGCAGAAAGGAGTAGGGAATATCATGAAAGAATCAGAAGATAAAATTTTGGAGTTAAGTGTTTTATTGGAAAGGGCAAGGGTGCTATCGGCAATCTTGACGAGATAGTATTTCGGACAGGAGGTAGCGACACCAGCAGATTTATGGAAAATTTCGGGATATTTTTTTGAAGATGCAAAGGTGGTTGCAGAAATCATTACAGACATGGTGGGGCTGCAGAAAAGCTATTAAATGAAGCGGTTTAATAGGAAAAGGTATACAGAGCGGACAAAATAATTATGCAGTGATGCAATAGTCTATTTGACATATTGAAAGTATAATGTTACTATGAAGATGAAAAATATCATATGTATTTACAACTTAGCATAGAAGTAATTTTTACATTTTTGTGTAGGATTATTTAATAAGTTGCATACTTTATTATGGGAGGTGTAGCTTATGAGGAAAGAAAAGGCGAGGAATATGAATGGTTTTTATTTAACTAGTAATAAAAATTCATATGTTTGGCATGAACCATTGAGTAAAACGGAGACAAAGATGGAGTTATCTAATTCTGTTTTTGATGGGTGTGTAAAGGGTGTCAATCATATGACAGTCACCATGAGAAACGAAATTGCTAGTACGATATTAGGAGGTAATGAACATGGCAGAAGAAGATCCAGATTTATTGTCCGAGGGAAAAAAGCAGGAAGACGATGCGGATAATGAAATTGCAGTAACGGATGGTACGCTTCCGAAGGAAATTGATGAAGTGCTTGATTCTATTCCGGATCAAAAGCAAGCAAATGTAGTGAGAAGGATTATGTCGTTGCAGTTTAGTGCAATATCTGCTACGCCAGAAAATGCAATTTCAAAGAAAATAACCTCAGATCATATATCTCAGTATCTTAATGATTCTAGAGTTGCGATGCAAGAAAGTTTTAAAGAGCACCATGAAGATAAGATATTTAAAGGGGTAATAATTTTGAGTGCACTGGTATTTATGATTGTGATAATTATTTTGTTAAAGAATCAGCCTAGTGTTATGGAAAAGGTTATTTTTAGTGTTGTCAGTCTTGTGGCAGGTGCTTTGGGTGGCTATGGTTATGGATATAAAAAGGGAATGGAAGAGTAAACATAGTTTCACACAATTCACATTTTAGTCATGTTATATTGTTATCAGAGATTTAAGGCACTCACCAAATGGTGGGTGTCTTTTTTGTGTGCAAAATAAGGAGGATGGTTGAATCATGGCTTATTCCGCATCTAAGGGATTGCTTGCTTTGCCGATAGATTATAGCAAAAGTAGTGGCTATACCTATCAGAAGCTATCGTACAAATACATACAGCCTAATGGTGCGTTGACTATTACCCCTAATCAGATGCAGGATCTTGATTCTTACGTAAATGGTGACGGCTATTTGAAGCGTAAGGTGTTGAAACACAGTCGTACAAAGATTGAGTGGAACACGCCATATTTGACTTATGAGGATAAATGTAAATTGATCTTGGCAATACGAAAGGGGTATAAGCAGGGGGATGGTGACTACTCTTCTCGAACTATTCGTGCAAGGTACTACAACGACTGGGAAGATGATTACTCCACGGGTAAGTTCTACATGCCTGATGTACAGTTTCAATATGGCGGGTTGTATCACGGAGCACCAATGTATTTGCCGATCCGTTTGGCATTGATTGAGCATTAGGAGGATGATTGTAATGATTGAATTGACTGAACAGCAAAAAAGAGCGTTCTACTCACAGGGGTATTTTAATCGATACAAAATGTATTTTCCGGATCTTGATTTAACGATCGATAATGAAACAATCCACACAGAATCTGTGAATATTGAAGAGAGTATTTGCAGTAATGAAGATTTAACGCTTGGTGGCTGCATTGCATCTTCGTGCGAATTTGAGGTGTCAGAGATCTTGCAGAATGATCTTAGTGGTATGGAGTTTATATCTACGTTGGAGACAGTGGACGAAGAAGGCAATGCTGTGGCAGAGATCCCAATGGGAAAGTATCGTGTTTATTCTGTAGGAATGGTGGATGATAGGGACTATAAGAGAGTTGTGGCATATGATGCGATGCACAATGCTTCTGCTAGTATATCTGATTGGTATGAGGGATTATTTCCGGTGATCTCATCGAACGCGGTCACCAAGACCGATGATAATGGCACCGAGATCACGGTAATAGTGAAAAACTATGGGACGACCACGCTTAAAGCAATGCGCGAATCATTGTTGCAGCACTTAGGGATCCCGTATGAAGAGCAGTCATTAATCAACGATGACATGATCATCAGCAAGAGTCTGCAGCCATCGGGAGACAATTGCACCGGATTAATGATGCTCAAGTGGATGTGCGAGATCCACGGCGGTTTTGGCCGGATGAATCGTAATGGCAGATTTGAGGTAACGACCTTGCAATCTTCCGGACTGTACCCGGATGAAGATCGGTACCCGGATGTAGACCTGTATCCGGAGAATGGCAATACATCCTCGGTTGCGCTTGGTGTTTCGGACGAGGAACCGAGAGCAGAGTACATAACGGCAAAATTTGAGGAATACATGACAAAATACATTACCGGCATCAATGTACGTACAGAGGACGATGATGTTGGATGCACAGTCGGAACGACGGAAAATCCGTATATCATTTCCGGTAACGCTTTGCTATTTGGAAAGACGGCCGCAGAACTAAAACCAATAGCCGAGAATGTTCTGAACGTAATCAAGGATATTATTTACCGCCCAAACACAACGGAGCTGATCGGGCTGCCATATGTAGAGGTTGGAGATGTATATTCAGTTGAAAAAGAAGACGTGGTGGAATCCTATGTGCTAAGCCGCACACTGTCCGGCATTCAGTTATTAAGGGATACCTACGAGGCAAAGGGTAGTGAAACACGATCCAATAACGTGAGCGATTCTTCGGAATTGATTCGAACGAAAGCAAAGATATTAAAAATTCAAAGAGATATTGATGGATTTATCATTGAAATGTCGGATTTGGAAAGGTACACCGCCACTAAGTATGAACAGACGAATAATTCTATTGTGCTTAAGGTCACAGAAGAAGGAAAGATAGTTCAGGTTGCGCTTGGGACGGATCCGGAAAAAGGAACAGAATTCAAAGTAAATGCAGAAAATATCGAACTGTCGGCGGACGAGGTTATTGAACTGTTATCTGGTGGCACGATTAATTTGTCGGCCGGCGAGGGAATAACCATTGAGGCCCCGAATTTTCAGTTGAGCAAAGATATTATTAAGATACTGACTAAGAATTTCACGCTAGACGAAGAGGGCAACGTAACAGCGGCCAACATTACGATCACTGGTGGCAGCATCAAAATTGTATCAGACAGCAATGAGCCTTTGATCGAGATGCAATATGGCACTGGTGATAATATGGTCACGGCAGGTTTGTCACCAGAAGGCGTGTATTATACTAATGTAACGGACACATGGGAAGAACGTAGCACTAGTGGTCTGATGACAAAGTATCGCACAGCAGTCAGTACGGAGCATAAAAACGGAACATGGCAGACAAACATGATAAAACAGCGTACATTTGGCGATGCGCAGGACTGGGAGACAATCGAAGAGTACCCTGCGGCAGAAATTGCTTACCATGCTGTAAGTGGCAAGGAGATTAATCGTTTTTACAGCTCGCAGGTGAGCAGTTATTTCGCTTCTACGGCACCATTTTTTGACGCTGTTGATCTATGGAAAATTGATACGATCAATTGGGTTATGGCGAATGGATTTACCATAAATGATGCCTATACATCATGCTTTAAGCTGGCAGACGGCGTGGTGCATCTTGCCATGGATGTGAGAGGTGCGATTCCGGCCGGTAAATGGACTACGGTAGCTATGTTCCTGCCGGATGTTTTTGCAGGATTCAACATTGCACCGGTAACGACGACCGCTAAGCAAACAGTCATGTATCCCATCTTGACATCGCAGTCCGGAGCTGGAGCACAGGCGGGAGCACGGTTGACCTTGATCGGACCGGAGGTTGGTATAGAAATATATCAATACGGGACCGCGGCAGCAGATTGGGCGCAGATAACGATGGACTACTGCGTTGGATTGAAGGAGGGTGATTAACGTGTACGAAAAAGTAACGCATGATCCGATCGGATGGAAAAACAAGCGTGTAGGGGGTACCAGCTTATCCGCAGAGAACCTCAACAAAATGGACGAGGACATCACCAAGATAGCAACGCAACTGGACAATGCCTACCAAGATTTATCGGGCAAGATCGAAGATACGTCAATGCTGGTAGATACTATCAATGGGGAGGTGATCTAGTGGGAACCCTGAAAGAAAAGCTAAGCTATCTGTCGGAGACGAAAGAAGCAATTAAGCAGGCCCTTATCAAGCAACAAGTAACGGTGACGGATGAAGATACGTTCCGGAGCTATGCAGATAAGATAGCCGGGATAGAGGGTGGCAGCGGGGGCAGTAAGGTTATAAGTACAATGCCGGCAAGTAACGCTGGAAGTATCAATACTGACAATATGATCGAAATATGTTCAAGCGATGGTGCAAATTATTCGAGTGAGATTGAAATTCAAAACATCATGGCTAACAGGTTTTTTGCAAACGCAGAGGAAGCACAGGGTTATGCGTTTGCAAACTCGATATACAGCGATGATAGGCAGCCATGGCGAGCTTTTGACGGAAACACATCGACATTGTGGTCGACCGAAACTACGGATGACCAGGACGGAAAGTATTTAGGTTACAACTTCCACGATGTGGTGTATGAGGCAATAATCAGTTTGACGCTAAGCACGGATAACGCAGGAACACCTAAATTTAAGATACAAGGATGCGAGAGCGCTACCATAGATGAGAACTCAGTTTGGGAAGATGTATCTGACGTGGTGGAATTAGGTTCCTATGAATCTACGCAAACACGAACCTATAGTGTAACCAATGGAAAAGGATATTGCGCATTCCGTGTGCTGTTGCTTGCAGGTGGTAGGCAAGGAAGTACATATGGATGGGCGATATACGAAATGAGCATAAAAGGTAAAGAAATGGAGGGATAATATGCTGACTAATAACTTTTATCTTGCAGTAGCAGGGAGACTTGCAAATTATACAGAATTAAATAGGTATGACATGGTAAAGACAGATGGAAAGAAAGTGACAGATAAATCTTCCTACGTGGATACAGACAACTTCAATCCATATCAGTATGGAAACATGGCATATACAGCAGATAGAGATCAATTAACAGGCACAGGAAGTCCAGCAATAGGGATCATTATAGGTGATGGAACTACTCCGCCAACTGTTGATGACTATAAGCTGGAAAATCAAATAACAGATGGATTTGGCTGTGTCGCTTCATATCCGTCTGACATGAACCAAGTTTATAAGAGCCGGGGCATGATCATATGCGCCAGCATCACGAACAATCAAGCTGACGATCTAGTGATCAAAGAGATTGGATATATCAGATCACAAAGTACGTATTGGACATGCCTATATGACCGCACGGTACTGGAAGAACCGATCACAATTGCACCAAACGAAACGAAAACTATAGAATATAGGCTTAAAATGCCACAGCCGTAAGGCGGAAAGGAAGGTACATTATGGACAAATTACAAATTTATGCAGCACAGTTAGGGCTGTCAACAATAACGGCAACTATTGCGTCAAAGTGTGGATTGCTTGGATGGATGCTAGTGGCGGTAGCTGCAGCAATGGTCATTGATTTTCTGGCCGGCATGGCCGCAAGTGCCAAGGAGGCAGTGGAACACCCGGATGATAAGTCATACGGATGGAGCAGCAGGAAAGGAATGATAGGGATCTTCAAGAAATTTGGTTACATACTTGTCATTGTGGCATCAATGATCTTGGATTTCCTGATCTATAAGCTGTCGGGTGTCTTATCGGTCACGCTGCCGATGACGATGTTTTTTTCCACGTTGGTGACGGCGTGGTTTATCCTGAACGAATGCTTGAGCATCACGGAGAATGCCGGGAGAATGGGAGTGAAGGTACCTGCATTTCTGACAAAAGTGATTGCTGTCCTGAAGGGAACAGTGGAACATGAAGGGAATATATTGAAGGAAGATACAGAAATGGAGGAAACAGACTATGAAGAAAGAACATGACGTTAGAATTGACAGAACGAAGCTGCACCCTTGGCTGGATTATAAATTGACGGTGCTGCTGAAAAAGTGTGCAAAAAAGAAAATATATTTGATCATCACAGAAGGATTTCGGACGAAGAAATATCAAGATCAGTTGTATGCTAAAGGACGTACAAAGCCGGGCAAGGTAGTAACGAACGCAAAAGGAAGCACATACTCTAGTCAGCATATGTGGGGCATTGCGTTTGATATTGCGATTCAGTACAAAAAGGATCTGTATGATATTAACACGATCAAGAAAGTAGCAAAAATTGCTAAAGGTATCGGACTTGGTTGGGGTGGAGATTGGAAATCCATTGTCGATACGCCACATTTCTACTTGCCAAAATGGGGGAGCACGGCAACGGAATTGAAAAGAACTTACAAAACACCGGAAATGTTCAAAAAATCATGGACAAAGAGGGTGGTAAGAGATAAAGGACTGCTGCTCTGGAAAGCCACAAATAAATTGACCGGTAGCTATTTGCGAATTCCAAAGGGGGCAAAAGTTGAAGTCCTTTTTGTGAGTTCCAAATCTTGGTATGCTAAAGTACGATACAAGGGAAAAGTAGGTCACGTAA